TACTATCAAATAATGCAAAAAACAGTCGAGCTCGGGGGCTTTCAAGTGCTGGCCCACTTGGATTTCCCCAAATTATTTTTTGACAAATGGGTTATTGACGACGATGTACTGGATATGATTCTTTCAACAATGATTGATAAGAATATTTTGTTGGAAGTAAATACTTCTTCTCTTTTACAGAAGTATATCAATTACGGCGGGCGGATTGCCATCTACGGAGATTATTCGCATTACACCAGCAAGCCGTTGCATGACTTCATATATGAAAGCAACAAGGGTCATGATGTGTTCTTTGTTGCGACCGAGGGCGAAGCGGTGGATTGTCTGTGTCGACAAATTCCCGCCTAACGAGGTAACCGCCATGAAGCAAATCACGAATAAAGAATACGAAGAGTGGCAGAAATACAAAGCGGAGAAAGCGAAGGGCCACGTTCTGCTACCGGATACCGTCAGGTTCATCTGCGAGGCCAACGGCTATGACGCAGAGAAAATCGGGCAGCACTTCCTTGAAATCCTTCCGAAGATCTGTCCGAAAGAAGAATGAGGGATGAATATGAAAATCAATCCGAATAAGGTCATAGAGGATCGACTGGCTGCCAGCTTCGGTCTTGAACAGTATGGATACATCATTTCTCAATGGAAGAATGTCGATGTGTCGGCTGACGAGGATTTTCAAACAAAATTCAATGGCTACTATCGTGTCCGAAGAAACGCCGAATGGCGGGAGTGCTATTATACTCTGTTCCAGCGTGGAAAGTCCGAGGAGTTATCTTTCGCTGACATTATTACATATCTTTATGAGCAGACAGGAAACGTCGAGCCGTCCTTTTCCAGTAAGATGTACGCTACGCTCAACACAGATAAGCCCATCTGGGACCAGTATGTTTTGAAGAATCTGAACCTGCAGCTCGAAGGAAAAGGAGAAGAACGCCTCCATAACGCCATAGACCTTTATGTAAGGATTGAAGCATGGTATGAAGAATTCCTCAAAACTCAAAACGGGAAAGACTGTATCGATGCCTTCGACAAAGCCCTGCCGATATACAGCTGGATAAGTAATACAAAGAAAATCGACTGTTTTCTCTGGGGAATGAGATAATAAAACGCCTCCGAGCCGATGTGGTTCAGAGGCGTTGCTGCATCTATGGGATTATGCCTTGATCTCGGTGCCGTCCTTGAAGGTCACCCGGATGTCTTTTTTGCTGTGAATGGTGATGTAATCGACCATCGCCAGCCAGTCTGTTTCCCGGAACTCCGTCAGCGGCTCCCGGCTCCGCAGCTCTTTCAGGTAGGTTTCGATCTGGTGCCTTCTTGCAGTGCGCTCGGCAATCAGATCAGTGACCTCGGTGTGTCTGGCCTTGGCCTTATCGAACCGGGCTACCAGACCGTCGTAGCGTTTCTGGTATTCAGCCTGATCGAGGGCAACGTGAGCGTTTTCTTTGATGCACTCCTCGATGAGCTCAGCAGCGATGTTGATTTCAGCTTCCAGATCCGAAAGCTCACTTTCAAGGGCTGTGGTATCGAGACTCCTTGAAAGGACCTGCTCGTATATGGCTATAAACTGTTCCTTCTGGTCGATCACCTGATTGGCGGCCCGGAGGAACAGTTCTTTTATTTCATCCTCGGTGAGTGTCGGGGTGGCGCATTTCTGACCGTCGAACTTGTGATTGCACTGCCAGATGACCTTCCGGTAAGCGTCGTTGCTGTGCCAGACCTTCGGCCCGTACCAGCTGTCGCAGTCTCCGCACTTGACCTTGCTGGAGAAAATACTGACCGAGCTCTTGCGGTTCCGGCCCTTTTTGCGGGTGGCCATCAGGGTCTGCACCATCTCGAAGGTCTCCGGATCGATAATGGCCTCGTGGTTGTCCTTGACGTAGTACTGCGGGATTTCGCCCTCGTTGGCCTTTTTCTTCTTGGTCAAGAAATCGACCGTGAAGGTCTTCTGCAACAGCGCATCGCCCTTGTACTTTTCGTTCGTGAGGATGCTCTTGATGTTGCTGGGGTTCCAGTGGTCCTTCCCACCGGGTGAAGGAATGCCTTCTTCGGTCAGCGTCCGGGCAATCTGGAACGGCGACTGACCTTGCAGGAACATTCCATAGATGCGTTTGACCAGCTTGGCCTGTTCCGGGTTCACCACGAGGTTGTGGTCAGGCCCCATGTCGTAGCCCAGAAACCGATTGAACGGGACTGTGACCTTGCCGTCTGCAAAACGTTTCCGCTGGCCCCATGTGCAGTTCTCGGAAATGGATCTGGACTCTTCCTGTGCCAGTGAGGACATGATCGTGAGCAGCAGCTCGCCCTTGCCATCGAAGGTCCAGATGTTTTCTTTCTCAAAATAGCACTCCACGTTGTGTTCCTTCAGGGAGCGGATGGTGGTAAGGCTGTCAACTGTGTTTCTGGCAAAACGGCTGACCGACTTTGTGATGATCAGGTCGATCTTCCCGGCGAGGGCGTCGGCCACCATGCTTTTGAAGCCCTCACGCTTTTTGGTGTTCGTCCCGGTGATACCCTCGTCGGTATAGACACCGGCGAACTCCCAATCGTCCCGTCCTTGGATGTAGTTGGTATAGTAATCGACCTGCGCTTCGTAGCTGGTCAGCTGCTCCTCGTTGTCGGTGCTGACACGAGCGTAGGCCGCCACACGTCGCTTCTTGGTGCTGTTGATCGGTGCCGCCGTGAAGCGTGACAGCGTCGCTGGTATCGTGGTTACGGATTTGGCCATTTCTTTTCGCTCCTTATTTTCTTGATTCTCTCACTCATTGCCTCCCTGCGCTCGTCTGTCCAAGCGGCCTTCATGGATTCTCTGGCTTTTTCTCGCCGTTCCTCGGTCCAAGGAGTGCCGTGCCGCTTATCCAAGAAGTCTCTGGATTCGGTATGGCCGTCCCGGAAATGGAATGTAACCGTGTGGTCGAGGATTGTAGCGTTTTCAATCTGGGCGTCCATCGCAGCCTCGTCGAACTCGTCAAGGCCGAGAACGTCGGTCACCAGCCGCTTCATGGTCTCGTCCCGGATGCCGGGGTTGTGGCATTGATCCTTCGGGCCGGTGCAGTACCAAGACCGTGTCGGAGTGCCGTCCTTGCGCTTTCCGGACTGGCAGCGATAATTGGCACCACAGCAGCCGCACTTGATGAAGCCGGTGAACTCGTAGAAAAGGTGCTTGTTGGGATTGGTGTCTTTGCGCTTGTGCCGTTCTCCCCAGAGCTTTCTGCGCTCGTCCGTCCACCAGTCGGTCTTGGCGGTAGACTGCCATTTGGTGGTGACCTCGTGGCCGTCGTAAAAGCGGAAGGTCAAGGTGTCGTCTCCGATGACGATGACCTCCTCAATCTGCTGGCTGAAAACGTCCTCGTCAAACTCGTCAAGGCCCAGCACCTCGGCAGTGGCGTTATGGAGCATCTTCTCCGGTATGTTTTTTGAGGGGCAAGCCGACGCTCCTTTCTGGCTTTTCGTCTGACAGGTCCAAACGTAGTAAACCTCACCGGCAGTGTTCCGCTTCCCGCTGTGGCGGTAGTGCTTTCCGCAGCAGCCGCAGGTAATCTTGGTGGAGAAAGCGGATAGCTTCAGAGATTTATTTCCGAAGGGGCCAAGGTCCCGTCTGCGCTTGAACTCGGCCTGTACCGCTTGCCATTCATCCATCGGGATTATCGCCTCGTGGGTGTCCTCGACGAAATACTGCGGCATCTCACCGTAATTCTTCCTGCGGTGCTTGGTGATCGGGTCTTCGCAGTATTCTTTCTGGAAAAGCATGTTCCCGGTGTAAGTGATGTTTGTCAGGATGACCTTCACATTGGAATCCACCCACGGCTTTCCCTGCCGGGTATAGATGCCTCGTTCCATCAGGGCTCTGCCGATCTCAATTCGGGATGCGCCTTTCATGTACTCTGCGTACATCCATCGAATGATCTCGGCTTCCTCTGGAACGATGACCAGTTTGTCATCCTGCCACTCATATCCGAAGATGGTGAACTTGCCGTTTGGGATGCCCTGCTTGAACCGCTTGATCGTGGCCCAGCGCACGTTCTCGGAAATGCTGCGGCTTTCTTCCTGTGCGAAAGAAGCGAGGATGGAAAGCATCAACTCTCCGTCGCCGCTTAAGGAATTGATGTTTTCCTTCTCGAAGCGCACCTCAATGCCGAGCTCTTTCAGGTGTCGGACCGTGTTCAGAAGATCCACGGTGTTCCTCGCAAACCGCTGGATTGACTTGGTGAGGATGATGTCGATGTTTCCGGCTTCACACTCAGCCAGCATGCGGTTGAACTCATCACGCTTTTTGGTGCCGGTGCCGGAGATCCCGTAATCCGCAAAAACGCCAGCATATTCCCATTCGGGGTTCTTCTGAATCAGTGCGCTGTAATAGCTCACCTGTGCAGAAAGCGAGTGCTGCATCCGCTCGGATTCCATCGACACTCTGGCGTAGGCAGCGACTCGCTTTCTTGCTTTCAGAACCGGCAGTTTTCGCTCGATTTTCTCTACTGTTTTCAATGAAATCCCTCCTTCCGGTAGTGTCTATATATCACTCTAAAAGGCCGGAATATCAAGCGTTTTCGGATAATAATGTACCCAAATATGGCCGGTATTTTTCGAGCAGAATTGTATCAATTTCAGCGTATTCCTCCTCGGTGATCAGGCCCTTTTCGAGCATGGATTTCGCCATTGAAATCGCTGCATGGTAGAGCATATCGTTGCGGAGCTCCTCCTTGCTCATCAGGCATCACCGCCTTTGAACCGGGCCGCAATATAACAGCCGTGGGAGCAGTACTTGCGCTTGGCGTTTCCGTAGGCCGTGAACTCCTTCCCGCACTCTGGGCAGATAAAGGTATAAACGGCCTTCTGCTTTACGGCCTCCGGGTGAGCGTTCCACCATGCCGTCCGGCATTCCGGGCAGCAGAACTTCTTCTGTTTCCGTCCGGGGTGCTGGATCAGCGTCTTGCTGCAGTTCAGACAAAGCTGCGTGGGGACCTCAGCAAGGCTGTGACTCTCTGCCTTTTCACCGGCGAGACCGTGGGAGCGGCAGTAGGCTTTGACGCTGTCCTTTGAAAGACCGACACTGTTAGCGACAGCAGTATATCCGAAGCCCTGATGCCGCAGGGCTGTTATCTTTTCTCTTTGCTCGTTGGTCATGAGATTGTCCTCCAGTCTGAGAGGGGCTCCTCTCACTACCCACTGGAGGAAAATGGCCAAAGTGGTCCGCATAAAGGCAAAAAAATAATGGCCCACCGCAGAAATAATCTACGATGGGCCAGAAGGTCAGGTTATTTCAGGATTTCGTTGACACGGGCCTGAACCGCATAGTAGTCATAACCGGCAGCGGTCAGACGGTTCTTTCGGTCGGTGCCATTACCCCAGAGGCCACGGATGACCTCACGGGCAAGCTCGTCCACGGTCTTCGTGGGCTTGGCGTTCACCAGTTTGAGGTCGGCTGCATTGACCGGGCTACAGATGGCGTTCTTGCCGTCCTCGCTCTTGTCGATAACGACACGGCTGCCATTCACCTGAAGGACGTACCAGTTTTTTGCCTTCACCCAAGCTGGGATGGTCTGGCCGCCATA